ATAGATGAATTCTATTGCTATCTCTGGCTGTATAGCAATGTCAATCCACAATTGATTCGCTGCAATTCTAGCAGGAGTATTGTTGCTGCTGTTGCAAACCACTGAGAAGTCATAGATGGCTCTCAAACCCACTAGACCCTGCAGATATGATTTGAACAGTGCAGTAACGTTTGCCTGGGTGGTTGAATCATTCTGTTCAAACAAGAATGGCTGTGCCAAGTTGTTGAGGTTATATGCAAGATAGCAGCACAAGCGTACCACATTGATCCTATCAAGAGCAGTTGCTATTGGATCTAGTGTCTTTTGTCCAAATACAACCAACCCACGACCTGGCATGTAGGCAACTGGATTGATACTGTTGATATATAACACATCACGTTGTCCTTGGTTTAGACTAACTGGAATATAATCCCCTGCTGCGTCAATGTACCCTACGCTGGATACCACACTGACCAACCCGCGATTGAATCCTGCAGGTGCAAACCATGGATACGATACAGAATCATTATATGCAATAGTAGTCAGTGCAATAAGGCTTGGTGGAACAACAACGTTATTTCCCTGAAGATCAGCAGTCAATCCCCATGGATACCAAAGACCAAGATAAGAACTGTGAGTGATAAGACCAAGAGGTCCATTTTCTGCAGCATTGGCAGCATTGGTAGCCCAGTTTTGTATGCTGGTACCAGTTGGCTGCAGCGTGCTTGGAGTGTCACCTACCACAAATGCAACGTTATTGATGTCAACATTCAGTTGAACCATCTGTGCAATACACTCTGGATAACCTGGTGTTGATATCAGAGTGAAGTAGTTCTGTATCGACCTTGCATCAGTGCTGTTCTCTAGTGCAGCATTGAGTGCATTTACTACTACTGCACGCTGAGCCTGTGGACCCATATAGGCAACTCCAAGATTGTCGTTGCCACTGAAGGTTACCCAGGTATCAGTTGGGTATATGGTACCGTAGTTTTGTGGGAAATAATTGACTGACCAACGTTTGACATTGTAGGTGCTGTAGCGTGTGTTGAACAACAGTATTCCAGGTGGGTACAGCAGTGCATTTGGACAATCTGGGTCAACATAGTTGCTGCGAACCATGTCAGCCTCGCTGGTGCTGCCTGTTACGGTCCCATCTGCTGTGCTGCGAGCATCAGCAAAGATTATACCAGCGCTGTCCACATGATCTTGATTGTCGATCTGGATCCAAGATGCAGTGCTGGCATTATAGCGAGAGATAGATGGATACGGAACAATCTCAGTATCAACCCAGATATCGTAGTCAACCAATGGTGCACCGGTGCTCTGTGTTACAGGGGTTGCTGAGCTGAGTATGGGACCATTTGGATCAGTTCCTGGATACAAGTTTCTATATCCCAACCATTCCTGTCCATTGTTGACCATTATGTCAACTTGCAGAGAGGTGTTGTACCAAAGAGTGCCATCCAAGGGTGGTCCCTTTGGCGCTAGTAGACTTGGAGTATATCCAAGTGCTTCCCAGGAAGATCCAGTCCAAACCTGCAGCACAAAATTTGCCGTTGCTGGCATATCATCATAATAATTATATTGTGCATAAATGCTACCGGTGGCTTTGAGGGCACCAAAGGCAGTGTTTGCAGCATCATCATTGGCATAGAATGGAATAGAACCTGTATTTGGTACAGTATTCTGTACAATCCATTGTCCACTTTCATAGCGTTTTAGCACGATGTTTGCACCCATGCCGCCAACTGTGGTGTTGATCCATACATTGTTGGCAGCCAACTGAGGCAATTTAGATGGTACAGTGAGAGTTGGTTGATAACCCTGGTAGATTATACCTCTAGCAAATGTAGCTCCCGTGGCTATTCCTGAACTGTTCAACGGAGTTCCGCTCAAATCTTGTAGAGTAAATGCTGTTCCATTGGTGTTGGTTATCACCAATTGGTTGTTAACAGCCGATGCTACGATTGGACCATTGGGGAAGGCCACAGTGTTGATTTCTGATACCAATCCATTTAGGGTATTATTTGGACTGGCAGGCACATGTACTATTGTGGGTGACAGACCTGGCAGGGTGATGCTGAAACTGTTGCTGGTCAACCATGTTGGCACCAAATTAAAGGTTGCCCCGGTGCCTGAACCGCCCGAAGTAGTGGTAACCGGATTGGTTGGATACACTGTGTAATTACCAGGTGTGCTCACAGTGACAGTATTAACGCCCCATGACAGATCAATTGTAGCGCTGGACCCGTTGCCACTAGTGGCACTGGGTGTTGCCCCTGATGTTGGCGGAGTAACACCTGTAAATTGTCCATTTTGCAATATGGACACTCCGGTAATACCTCCATTACCATCAATGGCTGTTACCTGCAGTATCACTGTTGATGTATAACTGCCGTTGCTGGTACCAAATGTCAATGTATCGTTGACCGCATAGGACGTGCCAGGGGCATTTGGGGCTGCACTTACAGCCTGCAGGCTAGCCACAGTCAATATGGTATCAGTAGCAGCAGTTCCGCCTAGTGTTGTGACCGTGTCACCATTTAGATAGTTTACACCAGGGGCTACTACCGATGCTGACTGGGTTTTCAAGGTAGCAGCCACATAGGTTGGAGAGGCCACTGTACCAGTTACGCTGGCCCAATAGGTGTTGGCTGCTGAGATACCAGCATTTCCCCATGGTGTTCCATTGCCATACTGATCGGTAAGATCCTGCAGGAATATATCACTGGCATCATAGTTAGTCAGGGTGAGATAGTTCAAACCACCCTGTGTTGTGATACTGGCAACTGCATTAGTACCTTCACCGCTGTTGAGTTGGGTATTAATAGCAGCAACAAAACCAACTAGTGTGTTGTTTGGTGCAGCAGGCACTGTTACTGTCAGGGGTGACCCGTTACCAATTTTGATAGTACATGCAGTGGCTGCAGTAAATGTTGGATTTGGAATAGTACCAGTTATCACAGTTGGAACTGCGTCCATCCAAGAGTACCCAGGATATTCTGCTTCACTTGACCCTACAGCAAACCACCAATCGGTAGTTGCACTACTGGAAGTAAGTGTGATTTTTTGGAATACTGTATTATCATAAAAGCCGGTACCATCCTCTAGTGTGTTTACAGCATATTGGTTAGATGTTCCAAAACTGCTGACTGGTTGCACGATTGTCATTGGATCTGCAGACAATCCAAGATCTTGAAGGATTGATGGAGTTGACCCCGACAGTGCAAAAGTTTTGGTGTAGACTTTGTTGACCATGCGCAGGTTATAGACATCTCCGGTGGTGTAGCCGCTTATGGTCTCACCAGTTGGGTAAAACTTGCCGTTGCGTATGAATATTGTAGCAGAAATTCCTGCAATCTGCAGGGTAGTGTTGCTGTTGATAGCACTGGCTACCTGTGCCAAACTGCTACCTGCTGTCAGTGCAACTGTGACACCATTAATTACCAAACTGCCAGATGCTGTTATGCAAGATGCTGAGCCACTGGCTATTGGACCGTTATGAGTGCTGTATCCCTGCACAATAGCACACAGTTGGCTGCTGTTGCTGATTACAGCTGGAACTTTGTTCTGCCATGAATATGCCGGATTTATATTGCCATTGCTTTGGAATATGCCCCAGGTTGTTTTAGTAGTGTCCAACCAATAAGTGCCGTTGGTGGTTGGTCCAGATGGAGCAACAGTGCTGGGAATTAATTGATCAAGATCAACATCTGCACGTATGACATAAGCGCTTGTGGCAACACCAAGGTATGTATATAGTGTGAAAAGGCCCAGTTCGTTGAGTTCATTGTTATACTGTACAGTGCCAGCAGCGCTGTAAAAGGTTGGATTACCAAAAGTCTGCAGAGCATCTCGTTGACTGGTGATTAGATAAAGATTGCCAGCATTTTGTGGCAATGTACCTGGTGCGATCGTTGTGCTACCCGGAGCTATTTTATTAGATGCAGTGGCTATTACGATCAAAGGCACTGTGCCAGTTCCTGACACACCGTAGGCACTTTGATCTATTATACTTACCTTTACGCCCGGAGAAGTTAACGAACCTGACATGATATACCTCGCATTGGATTTTGTTGTAGTCTATTTATCAATGCCATATAAAAAACCATAAGATTTCTCCATAGGTTGATTGATTGGTCAAATTTTTTACAATATGCTATGGCATGCACCAAAAGATAATAGGTATCGTTGGATTTATAGGCAGTGGCAAAGGCACTATAGGTGAGTATTTGGTAGATTCGCATGGATTTACTGCGTATAGTTTTGGCAGCAGCCTTAAAGATGTTCTTGCATCTATTTTTGGATGGCCCAGAGATCTTCTAGAAGGGGCTACGGCAGAAAGCCGTGCTTGGCGAGAGCAATCGGACCAGTGGTGGTCCACTGCGTTGGGCCGGCCTGTGACCCCTCGTTGGGCCATGCAGTGTATTGGCACAGATGTAATGCGCAACCATTTTTTCAGTAACATCTGGGTTGCCAGTCTTGAACGCAAGATCATGAATGATTCCGGATCATGTGTCATTACCGATGTGCGATTTCGCAATGAGATAGATCTAATAAGACACATGGGCGGCGAGTTATGGTGGGTTAAACGCGATCCGTTGCCAATTTGGTTTGATTGTGCCCGATCAACACCAGAACTCATGCCCCAGTTATGGCCACAAATTCATCCAAGCGAATATCTTTGGCTAAACTGCGGACCATTACATGTAGTGAATAATAATGGTACTTTAGATGAACTCAAGCAAAATATACAAAGTCTTTTGTGATTATCCAATGACTATCAACGGTGGATCACTGTTGTCGATATAAAGATCAAGTTCTTTTTCCAAAAGTTCGCGTTCAGCAATTGCTTCAGTCTTGAGAGCATCACCTTTTAATGTTGTTCCGCCGCCAGGTCCAACTATGGTGTTGAATTTGCTATACGCTTCGCCCAGCATAGTTTTGCACCAAGACAGAGCATACGATCTTACCCAGGGTCGTACAAAAGGATCTTGTAGTAGTTCATCGTCAACACGGATACGTTGGCACCATAGCACAACTGTTTCGCCCCCAGTGGGCTTACGAACCAATTGTAATACTTTGGTTACAGGATTGAATGTATAGTTGATGAACTGTCCAAACATGCGCCCGGCTTGTTTGAGATATTCGTTGAACAACTCATAGGTCAGCAGACCGGCTGTGTAACCGCCGCCAGCACCTGCCTGCAGCAGGTACAGGTTTGTATAGGCCAGAGAAAATGGATCAAGGTAGGTCCCTCCTTGAGTTTCGCCGAGACCTCTGCGAAAGATGCCACGTACTTGGATTATCTCATCTGGTAGTGTATATTGGTTGGTTTCGTAGAGTATATGGAGAAAATAGTATGATTCTTGAGAACTGTTGCCGGCTCTTTGCCTATAACGGTCAAATGACAAAGTCATAGCAGTTTCATAGTGTTCTGGATCAAGTTCGATATCGACCATCTGGCCGCCCATCATCAATCGTATTTCATCTATTATCTGCTGTCTTAACGGAGTTGCCATGTGTGGTCCCTTTTGATGATGTATTTATCAGGCTTCGATAAATAACTCTAGTTAAAAACAAAGGACTTGTCATGCCCCCATTGAGCCTCTGGAAGGGGCAAGCGGTAAAAACCAACGATTTCAAATTTTTTGATCGTATGATAGCACAGATGTATGACATTGGGGGTGTAGAATTCTACATACATAAATCTGTTGGAGTATACCCTCAGACGCCACCCAACAATGATGACAGTATACCAGTTGATGTATCAACATCTGGTCTACCTGATCCAAGCACTGTGATCCAAGACGTGCTGAACATGGAAAACCGAGACAGAAAATATGACCCAAATGTCTACAGCCTCAAAGGTCATTACCAACTGCAGGATCTTGAATTTGATCTTCGACAGTTTGGTTTATTCCTCAGCAATGACACCATCTTTATAACGTTTCATCTCAACAAGATGTTAGACATGCTGGGACGAAAATTAATCAGCGGTGATGTTATTGAAATATTGAATCAACGAGACGACTCAGTTCTAGGCAGTGATGCTGCTATCAACAAATATTATGTAGTCGAGGACGGAACACGTCCTGCCGAAGGCTATAGTCCAACATGGTGGCCGCATCTATGGAGAGTCAAATGCAATCCAATGACAGACAGTACAGAATTCAGAGATATCATGCAATCACCTCTGCTTGATGCCAGCGGGGATCCAGTACCAGCCTTGGACGGCAACGGCGGCTTTGCGATATTGCAAGATGCACTCAGCACTCGTGGTGCTGAAAACAAGATCAGTGATGCGGTTGCTGCTGCTGCTCAACAGCAGGTTCCATTTTATTATTTTCAAACACAGTCTTGGTACATTCTCCCCGGCCAAGATCCCAATCAAGTTGGCAGCCCAATCATAGGCGACAACGACATATGGACGGGTGATGGCATTCCGCCAAATGGCAGTAAACCAGTAGCTATGGGCTCATCGTGGCCTTCACAGCCGCTCAATGGTGATTATTTTCTCAGAACTGATTGGGTCCCGCCACAGTTGTTTAACTACAACAATGGCATTTGGAAATTTGTTCAGACTGACTTCCGCAATCAATGGTTGCCAGCCAATCAAGGTCTTGTTAGTTTTATCAACAACAAAAACATCACTACGCTGGCCAATGGCACTGTGTTGCCAGAACAGCAGAATATTAGAACTGTTGTTAAACCAAAACTAGACCCAGATATTATTTGAGAAAGGAAACCACATGAGTTTTGATTTTGATTTTACATTGGATCAACTGTCTGTATGCATGCCAAATCACAATATCGCAGACTGGTATCAACCCATCTGCGATGTGTTGCCAGACTATGATATCACCAGCATGTTGAGATTAGCAGCATGGCTGGCACAAATGGGACACGAAAGTGGTGACCTAGTTGAGATAGATGAAAATCTCAACTACAGTGCGCACGGCCTGCAGGCAACATTTCCAAGATATTTCCCCAGTGATACAATGGCGCTGGCCTATGCACGCCAACCAGTGAAAATTGCCAGCAGGGTCTATGGAGGTCGTATGGGCAATGGACCAGAAGCCACACAGGAAGGTTGGAAATACCATGGTCGAGGACTGATACAGATTACCGGCAAGGAAAATTATCATGCGTGCTCAATGGCTCTTTATGGTGACAGTCGTCTGCTTGACTCTCCAGAACTATTGCTAGAACAGGATGGTGCCATACGCAGTGCCTGTTGGTATTGGAATGCGCATGAACTAAATGGGCTGGCCGACAACAGGGACCTGCTGACTATTACCAAACGGATCAACGGTGGAACCAATGGGTTAGAACAACGGCTAGCGCGCTACAATCGAGCACTGCAGGTACTTGGTGCTCAGTGACTGCAAGACCATGAAGATATATGATAAATACTGTCAAACAAGGCAGGATTTATGCAATATTGGTACTCTGCACAGTTAAGGCAATATCGCCTGCAGTTCATACGTGCTTTCAGTGGTTTTTCTGTTAAAACTGGCCGAGGTGGACCCAACAACACGGAAGAGTTGATCAAAGTGCCCTGCAGATACGGGGATCCATCTCGCGTAGCGGCCACAATAGTCAGGGGCAACAGCGAAAACAAAACTCTCAGTGTGCCATTCATTACCTGTTATATCAACAGCCTAGTAATGTCATCATCTAGACGGCAGGATCCATTTTTTTCACAATCAGTACAGGTCGACGAACGATATTACGATCAACAACAACAGAAATACACTAATGAAATAGGCAATCGCTACCGTGTTGACAGATACATGCCTGTACCATACGATGTTACCATGCAGGTTGATATATGGACCAATAATGAAGATATAAAAGAACAATTGCTGGAACAGATCATGGTGTTGTACAATCCCAGCATCAACATACAAACCAGCAATAATCCAATAGATTGGACCGTGTTGACTTATATAGAAATGATGGAAAACATCACATGGAGTTCTCGTACAATCCCCATAGGCACTGAAAACCCCATTGATATAGCTACCATACAATTTAAATTTCCAATCTGGATCAATCCCCCAGCCAAAGTCAAAAAACAAGTATTGATACAGGAAGTCATTACAAATATAGTACAAGGCAGTATCAGCCCCGGTGCAATGGAATGGAACGATTACGAATTTCTAGCAAGGACTGTTGTTACACCAGGACAGGCCATTATAAGGGTCAGCAATGTCAACAGCACAACATATGCTTTAAGCCTCTGTGCTAGCAATGGTTCACCAATTGACCAGGAAAAACTACCAACTGTTACATTTGCTACAAATTATCCAAGGTTGTTTGTTGGTATGGTATTCATTTGGAATACCATACAGATCACTATCTCTACTACAAATGTTGTCAGCGCCATCGCTGAAATACGCAGTTATCTCACTGACACAAAGTTGAATTGTGTGCTGTATAACAATACCACTATGCAATTTATCAATACAGCAGGTGGTGACAATATATTTGCAGATGTTGTATCAGGGTCATTAGCAGCACTGGGTCTTGAGTCGGCTACATATCAAGGTGGCAATCTGGCTTGGTGGAGACTGTTGCAATTTTATGGTACGCCAAAACCCTACAGTCAATACGGAACCAATGCCAGCCAAATAAGGCTGAAAACAGTAGATGATCTTGCTCAGACCAATAGTGATCTAGTTGGTTGGATTGAAATAGATCCAACTGACCAAAACATACTCTACTGGATAGCCGAACCAGAAAGTTTTCCTTCGTCAACCTTGCCTCCGATCAATGCAATAATTGATCCAACTGTCAGCGGACCCGGCATCAATCTGCCTGATGCAACACCCGGACAAAGATATCTACTGACCGAAAACCTTCCAATTGCTAGCCAGTCTTGGGGCAATATCAGTATATCTCAGTCAAACCCAGTGGCCGTAGCAGCAGGAAAATGGACGGCTGGTACCACAGAAATACAGCTGTCATCACCAAATATATCAATCTCTGCTGGACAGTTGATTGTCAGTGCCAATGTTGGAATACCAGATGGTAGCACTGTTTTGTCAGTCAACAGCACAACAATTACAGTAATTAACCAAGTAGATCCGCTCAACAGCAATATTACCATAACCAATGACAATTATGCGCCGATAAATTTCTATGCACGTGGCACGTCGAATGACATCATTACCTATGATAGCAATGCCTGGGTAGTTGATTTCAACAGTACAATCGACAGCGCTACCCAACTCATCTTGAATCTCAATTCGAATAGATTGTATCAATGGAAATATGGATTTTGGGCACCAGTTGTAGCAGCAGAATACTTTCCTGGATATTGGACCATAGCACTATGAAAAACCTATTTGAAATAGAAAATCGCATCAACATAACTGATTTTTCTCAGGTTTTCACTCCGGATGTGAAAACTACAATAGAAACCATACGCAAATATGGATTTGATCTGCGAGTAGTAGGAGGTGCTGTCAGAGATTTCCTGCTGGGCAACAAGCCAAGAGATGTGGATTTTGCTACAGATGCTGAACCTGCTGAACTGATCTTTATCTTTGACCTAGAAGGCATTGACTACGATGCAGGCGGAATTGGTCACGGCACGGTCAAAGCGGTGTTTGGCGACGACAAGGTAGATGTTACCAGCATTACCTACAAGATGAAGGTAACAGACAATCATATCAAAATCGCCCGCAACAACAGTTGGGAACGAGACAGTGCCAGCCGCGATATTACCATCAACAGCATGAGTCTAGACCTGCAAGGTAATCTGTACGATTACCAAAATGGAGAATCAGATCTAGCGGAAAGCCTTGTGAAATTCTGTCCAGATCCACAGACAAAGATAGACCAAGACCCAATTATAATTCTTAGATGGTTCAAAGCAGTGAGTTTGTTCCAAAATCCCAAATGGTTACAGCGCGATCAATTGCTGATACAACGAAATGCCAGTAAAGTAGGCCTTATACGCGACGATGACAGGACCAAACTGCTGCTTTCGAACCTATTGACTGCCAAAAATTCGCAAAAAATTTTTAAACTGATGTGCGACCTGAGTGTAGCAGAGCAGCTAGATATTACTTGCAACTAAACCCCCACCTTTGATATAATTGATTCAATATGAATCAATTATCAAAAGACCTAATAATTGGAGCCTATACCAATTACAACTGGGATCAGATCAAATATTGGGCCAACAGTATTGAACGATCTGGTTTTACTGGTGACAAAGCAGTGATTGTTTACAACAGCGATCGCAACACCGTGCAGCAGTTGTTGAGCAGAGATTTTAAAGTAATGGCATTTTACCAAGACTCGGTATCAGGCAACTGCTTTTGGCCTCATGACCTGGTAATTGTTGTGGAGAGATTTTTTCATCTTTGGCAGTTTCTTTTAAAGAAACCAAATTATTTGCGCCTAAACCAATTTGAGCAATCCATGCTGCGTGCACGTATTTATAAGAAGCACTA